GTTACAGGTAAGCCTTGTAATATCTGACTTTGAAAACCTATCTGTTGTCTTGGATAAGCTAACTGATTTAGATAATCTTGATAACCCATATCCAATCCTGCTTGTTGGAAGTTTCTTCCAATCTCTTGTGCTCCTTGTGCTTCTTGAAGTCTATCGAAAGCCATTTGCTGCTGCATAGGTCCTTGTGCTGCAAGTAATTGTGCTGATTGTAATCTTTGTGCTTGTGTAGCTTGATCTGCACCTAACCCTGCAAGACCTAATTGTCTTGATCTAATGTTAGCGTCTATAGTACCTTGTTGTGCTGCTAACCTTTGACGATCTGCAAATTGAGCAGCAGAATCTCTTGCCTGTTGTTCAGCAAATGTTTGACTTGCACCAAATTGTCTAGACCTATCAGCCATTTCTTGAGCACTTAAATCTTGTGTTGTTGCAAACTGTCTTGATCTGTCTGCCATTTCTTGTGCAGTTAAACCAAACTGTGCATCTTGTCTTCTTTGTTGTTCAGCAAATTGTGCAGCCGATAAACCTGTTTGTTCCATTGCTTGTCGTTGCTGTTCTCCAAATGAAGCTGCTCCAAATTTTGAAGCTCTATCTCTTTCAAATTGATCTTGTGCTTGTGCAAAAGCATCTCTTTGTCCTCTAGCTTGTATATCTCCTAGCTGTTGACCTAAGTTTCTTTCTCTTTCTGCTTGAACAATAGCTTCACGATAACCACCTAATCCACCTTGTTGAGTTGCAGCATCACCTATACCTTTACCCATAATATCTGATGATCTAGTAGCTTCTCTTTTTTCTATATCTGTAACCATTTGTTGAAATGGATTCATATATCTTTGAGCTACATCTGTACCAAAGTCTTGTGATTGATATTGTTGTGCTGGAATGAAACCAGTAAATCTTTCCACATTATAATTTTCTTGAAAGTTTGCAGGATCATACATAGATTGAAAGTTAGCTGGATTATATCCACTATCAAAAGTACCAGTTTGATAAGCAGATGTAATATCAGAAGGATCATATCTTGCTATGTCTTGACCTGCAGTTGCACTACCAGCAGATGCTACACCTCTAGCAATATCAGATGCTTGATTCATCTCTGCTGGACCAGTGCTTAAACCTAAGGCAGTTTGTCTAGCTAATGCTTGTTGTGCTGCTGGGCTTTGCTGTGCTAATCGTTGACCAGTATATGGTCTATAAGGCTGTAATGATTCAGCCTCACCTCTTTGCATAAGCCTAGTAAAATAGGGTTCTGCATATTCAGGTAAATTAGTTTGCGTTACTGTTGATTCTGTTGTTTGAGGACCACCGCCTCCGCCACCTTTACTCATTGTTAAATCTCCTTTCAAATACTGTGTATGCTTTATCCCATCCAGACTTTCCTAACCATTTCCAAAATCCAAATCTTGCGGTACATTCTATACCATCACATTTGTTATCTTTTGCCCAAGCTTCAGCTTTCTTTAAGAAAAGCCAAGCCCAATTTTCTAAATCTTTTCCACCTAAATATTGTATTGCACATCTTTTACTTTGTGGGTAATAAACAAATTCAGTTGTTGCTACTCCTCTAACTGTATTATCTTCTGTAAAAATAACCCATAGTTCTTGTCGTTGTTGTATGCAAGATGTTTTTAAAGATTCTAAATTCCATCTACCATTTGATCTATCAACAGCTTTTTGTAAATATGGTTCAACTTCATTCCATAAAGTATGCACATAGTTTCCGGGTACTAAAGTAACTATATATTCAATATCAGTTTTATAATTAACTTTATTTATATCTTCTTGATATTCTTCTTTGTTAAGATTTATTACATTAGTATTCATCGTGGCATTATGCCTCCAACATTAGCTAATTGTGGTGCTTGTTTTTTAGTACCTGTTCTTTCTTGTCTTACTCTATCTAGCATATTATCAAGTTCTACAGCACCAGAGTCTGACGATCCATCTCCTATCCCTGAAACAACATCAGCAGGTACAATATATTCTCCGGGTGATACAGCAACTGGTCTTTGATTTCCTATCATTCCCATAACTTGATCATCCATTCCGCCACCTTGACCTTCAATCATTCCTTGTGTTTGTGCTTCTTGTGTTGGATTTAATACTGATTCTCTAATCTGCATAAATAATTCATTACCATATTTTTCAATAAACATATTAATAACAGCATCTCCGTTTGGAACATTGCCCATTATAGCCATGCTAAGTTGTTCTACTTCTTGTGGCTCAGGCATCATTCCACCTACTTGAAAATCAAATCCCATATTTCTTACAGTCTCAGGACTTTGTTTAGATAATGCTTCAAGACCTTTGTTATCTTCTGGTATTTGTTTTCCTGCAGCTAAAGCAACTAAACCTCCACCAGCTAAATCTCCACCACCTTGTGCTCTTGATTCTTTATTTTTTAAATATTCTAAATAATCTGCAGATGCACCAGCAAGATCATCTCTTAATAATAATGAAGAATCTCCACCTAAATATGGATTAGATAAATATGGATTAGATGTTACATATTCATTTATTCCAGCCATAAAATCATTTTTTACATTAGCCATAATAGGGCTGCCATCAGAAGTAGTAGCATTAGGACCATAAGATTGAGAAGCTTCATATGCACCAATACCACCAGTATTACCATACATATATTGATTTATTATTCCAGCAAGTGGACCTCCATATCCTGCATTTGCAAGATAATCTTGATTGTATGTAGCTGGTCTATTGCTTGATGGAAAATAATTAAACTCTGCATCAATACCGGGTCTATAACTGCTAGGTGGTTTAAATTGACCTGTGCCTTGCATTTCATCTGTAAGCTGATTTTTAATCATAACTTCAGTTCCTGCAGGGTCTTCGAATGGTCTTATTGTAGGTTCTGGTGGTGGCATATACATATAGTCTTGAGCACCAGCCATAGCTGATTCAAAACTATTATCTGGTTGAGGCATAGGTTGTCTAGGATCAGTTGGAACTACAGGCATTACTGGAACTTGTCTGCCTTCTGCTAAGGTAAGTATTCCACCACTAGCACCATAGTAAGGAGAACTAAATGGTATTTGTTCTGGATTATCAGCATACAACTGATCTCGTCTTTTTACTTTGTCTAACTCAAACTGAGCCATGTCTCTTTCAAATTGTTCTTGTGCTTCCATTACACCTCTTTGCCCTTCGCCCATAGCTATAGGCAAGTAAGCAGATGGTTGAGCAAGAGCAGTTAATGTATCTCCACTAAGTAAATTTTTATTCATAGCAGAAAATCTATCTCCTGCTGTTGAAGCAAAATTTGGATTACCTGCTGATGCCTGTGCCATTAATTCAGCTTGAGTTGTTAATCCTGAATTTAAAGCTTCTTGTAAATCAGAAGCATTTAAACCACCTGAGTCAACTAAACTGCCTATAGCATCACCAGAAAAATTAGCTGTTGCTGCGTCTGATGCTGCTGTACGAGCAGCGTCTCCTGTTACTTGTGCAGTAAGAGCATTGTCTGCTCCAGCTCCTGCAACTGATTCTGTAAAAGCTTCTTTACCTGCTGCATCTGCACCTGATCCTACGCCACCAAAAACTTTACCAAGACCAAATCCTGTTATACCAGCCATGATTCCTTTTTTAAGATCGCCTTCTGCTATAGCTGTAGCAAGTCCTGAGCCAATAGCTCCTGCTGCTGCACTACCTAATGAACCACCAAGTAAGCCTACCCCAGCATAACTGCCTAGTAGTGGAGCTAAGAATGGTAAAAATGCTTCAGGTTGTCCTGTTTGTGGATTTTGAGTAAGAGGCATCATAGATGCTAAACCCTGCACTTCTGCTGGGTTAACGTGCATTAACATAGAGTCGCCATAACGACCTTGATTGGCTACATTTTGTGTTTGTTTTCTTATATCCATTCGTTACCTTTCCTCTGTGGTTTCACAGCCAAACATATTAAAACTCATGTCGACTGCACTTGTATAAACTTTTATAACATCGGTTTGATTTAATGTTATACCTAAAACTATTGCTAGGGAATCATTGGCTGCTACTGATTTATCATAGTATATATACTGTTTATCATTAGCAGTTGCTCCACTTACATGAACACTTAGTCTAAAAGTAATAGCAGAACCCGTGCGATTTGCTGCAACAATAGAACTAACTGTTGTTTGTGTCATGTCTGGAACTGTGTATAGCACAGTAACTGTAGTAGCTGCTGGGTCTAACTGACCTAATACTCTAAGATTATCAGCCATGTTTTATTCCCATAAGTAAAAATTGATGTCGTTTATAAGCCTTGCTTATAGTAGTAGACTTCATTCTATTAATTTGAGTGATCTTTGTATTTATTTCTTCTATAGATTGTTCTATTAATCTGCGTGTAACTGCTTCATTGTTAGCATCAAACTCTTGGCTAGGTAAAGGTAAAGCTATTGTTTTAATATCAGCCATTATCTTTTACCATCTGGTCTAATTTCTAATCTAAGATCACCTGCTCTCCAACCATAGTCACTAGATGAATTAGATATTTTAACAGAAGCTTGTCTACTTCTAGCTCTTGTATTAGCAAATGTAGAGTTAGGTGTTACATCAATAGTTTGTAATGTAGTAGAATTTTGTAGTGGATAGTCTCTACCACTAATAGTAAATGTTACGCTATCACTTGTGCTTTGTTGATCTCTAAACTGTACATCAGGTATTAGTTTAGATATAAAAGTAAACTTTTCTCCATCTGGCTCTAAGTCAAAATCACTTGATTCTATGTATGCTGAAAAGTTACTGCCATCATTACCATGTCCTTTTTCATGGTTATAAATATAGTTAAGATTGCTTGAATCATTTTTACTTGCAGCTATAGGATATTCTAAGATTGATGCTTGATCCCATGCTGTTCTTATAAAATCATCATTAGTTGTACCAATGCTCCAAACATTTTCTAAATAATTAAATAAAACATACTTATCTATTTCTGTATTAGTTCCTGATGGATAGAACCACATAACCTCATTAGCAATATTGTTTACCGCAGCAAATACTTTAAATGATTGACCTTGGTTTAAATCAGATAAAACATAATCTAATACTGTGCATGGTATTTTTTCAGCAGAACCTGAGTAAGAATAAAATCCACCGCTATCCATGAAATAAACTCTATTATTAGCACTTACTGCAGCATTAGGTCCTATAAGAGATGAACCTTCGGCTACTTCTGTAAATGAAAATATAAATGGTTCTCCAACAAAACGCATAGAAACTATGCCTACATCAGTCCATACAAGTATTTCTTGTCTTGTTCTAAGTGCTCCAATAATTTCAGAACCTGATGATAATTGAACACCACCAGCTTGATTTGTTGCTGTAGGAGTCCAGTCTATTGCACTTTCTCTATCAGAGAATCTTATTAGCAAAGGGTCTATAGTTGTTGTGCCTATTGGATTACATCCAAAAGCAATACAATGTTTATCTACATCAGAAGTCATTACTTGTATTACATTAGTTGGCACATCACTTGCATTTGTTTCTGCCGAAAGTAATGTAGCTCTAGTAGATAAACCATCTGATTCATCCCAAAAATATATTGGTCCACCTCTAGGTGCAGCAATAGTATCATCGCCAAAATTATCTATAGTCCATGTTCTTAACTGATTAGTTAAAGATAAATCAGCTTTTGATCCCCATGTTCCATTACCCCAAGGATTTGCACCCCAACCAGTAGATCGAACATAAACATCTAGTCCTGAGTTAATTTGATATACACCATCTATTCCTGAACCACCATTGCCAGTATCACTAGAATTAGCTGTAACAGTAGCACCATCAGTATCTTTAGCAACAAATGTATATGTGTTTACAGTAGGAACAGTTACTATTTGATATTCTTGATTTAAAACAACAGCAGTAATTAATCCACCTAAACTGACTGCTTGTGCAAAAGTAACAAAATCTCCTTCTACTGCTCCATGATCATTATCTGTAGCTGTAATAATAGACGAACCATCTGTTGCAGCAAACACTACTCCATTAGTAGATGTAGCTCGAATAGGATTTATATCGTAATAGTTATCTCCATTAAGAACATATAGCTTTTGATGAGTGCCTAATATTATAAATTGATCTCCATCAATGGCTTTGTATGGATAGAGTTTTCTACAAGTTCCAATAAAACTTCCTGAAGTAAACTTATCCCAACCGCCAATTCTTTCAGGTTTGCCTTTGCGAAACCTTACTTTGTCTGCATCAAACCAACCATACTCATTACTATAGTTAGTGCCTTCTTTATTAATGCCCGGTCTAAAAACATATTTGACTAAAGGCATTACACTTTACTCCATTCTTTTTTTTCAAATAATAAAGCTTCTGCTTCTCTCCTTCTTATTAAGCCTTCTAAAACTTTTCCTCCAGCTTTATTCCATCTTTTTATTTGACTTGGGATTAAATGATAATCACCTGCATTTAAAAATTTTAACATAGTAGATGCTTTTAAATTAGCTGGACCAAGATTGAATACCCAAGATACTAAAGCATCAAACTGATTTTGCTCAAGAGGAGCTTTTACTAGGTCATTAATATAACCTTCATACTCTTGCATTTCATGCAACAATAAATTATCTGCTTCTTCTTGTGTAAGAGTATCTTCTTCTTTTACACCTTTAGTTGAGCCATACCCAATAGTCCATACACCTGCTGCACATTTATATGCTTCAAGCTCACAGCCTTCAAATTTTTTAATTAGTGACAATCCTTCTTGTGATATGTTCATTTGTTTTCCTGTGGTGTAGTAACCTTTCTATAATATACAACTACCTCTTGTAACTCACTTATATAGCGTTTTAATTCTTGTGTGTTGTATGCCATTAACTCATAGTCAGGCACTGACATTGCAAGAAATACAACATTACCACTTTCTTTTTCTATTCGTGTAAG